TAATGGTGATGATATTATCTTCCGGGCGCGCCGGTGTGAGTACGAGCGGTGGAGGGAGGGGTTAGGGGAGTTGGGGCTGGTGCTTTCCGCAGGAAAGACGTTTGTCCACCAGCGGTTCTTCTCTGTGAATTCAACTTACTTTTGGAGTGGTCCGAGTAAGGTAATTCAGTTGGGAGTACTTAGGCTGGGGATGCTTAGGGCGCCTGAAGGCGTTGAGAACTTGGGGGCATCGCATAATCGATTCGTGAAGGTGTTTAGTGGTGACGAAAAGATTAGGGCGAGTAAGCTCTTCCTTCGGGTTCAGAAACGTTTTCTCAAGTGGAGTGGTCGTTCGCTTCTTACACCTAGTCCTATGGGTTTGGGAGTGCGTACCTGTGTAGAGGCACTCGGAAGTGTGGGCCTACTTGAGCGTGAGGCTTGGTACCTTAGGAATTTCTCTCCTCGGAAAGAAATGCCTTCGGCGCCGAGCCCTCACAATCTTGTGGGGACCCCTGCTGGGTGGAGGAGGTTCGAAGGACGTCGACCTCGGTCGTGGAAGGGTCTTAACCAGGAGTTTATGGATGAGGTGTTAACTCTTCGTTGGGACTCGTGCATTAAGATGGTGCCGGAGGGAAGGTGGCGTGACTACTGGAACGAAGTACATACCTACGGCGGGGAGGGACATTGGAGGACCTATGTCGCTGAAAGGCGATCTGGGCGGTATGCTTTGGGGCTTCGGCTCCTTAGGCGTGCTGGGTGGCTGAAGAAGCACCATCCTATGAAGATTCAACTCTCGCTGGTTCACGAGGCTATCGAAAAGTTCCGTAGGGTAGCAGGGCGCGGTCGCTGGTGGGGTCGTTTGCGGACTGGGGACATCCGGTTCGTACTCGCGTCCACCGTTACTGTGTAGTACCGGGGGGTTCGGGGCGAGAACTCCATACGAACATGTGGATGACGCATTTGTAGCGTCATGAAGGAGAATAGGTCTCTTGCTATCCCTTGCGTGAGTGAAGAAAGGACTCACGTATTGCGGCGGAAAGTCTCGCTGTGATAGCCGGTTGGACCCGGAAGTACTCAACTCCCGTTCTGAGCTCCTGTATCGAAATAACCCTAGTGGGACGAAGATGGCCAGAGGTCGCCGTCTTGGTGCGCCGCCATTAGAAGTATTGACGTTACGTCTTTACTTGGGTAGTGACCACGGTACAGTTTAAATAGCAGTGATGACGGGGAAGATTGTGCGGAAGGGAACGAAGGCAGCAGTTGAGTTTCGCTGGTTCGGCAATGGCATTTGATTGAAATGCCGGAGTGGCGTGGCATCTTTGATGACACGGTTCGTTATGGGGGCACGAAGAGCCCTTACGGGTGAGGCTGGGTGTCTAGTGGGTTCGACTCCCGCTCCAGTCTCATGTAGTCACCGCGCGGTCGCG